TCCAGTCTCTAGTGTTGTAATGTTGCTGTTCCCGATGGATATTATGAGCAGGTAGAGGTTTCTTCCCTTCTACATTATGGCGACGGCTCTCTCAGGAAGTACGTAAATAACCTCAAGCTGCCTATAATATCATTCGATATCAACAACATACAACCATCAGAGTCTAGAAACCGACCCAACTTCAATGTTGAATACTGGACAGTCAAAAGCGTAAAGACAGGTCGCTTCTCAAGAGTTATCTCCTTGGCTCCCAAAGCGGTGGATCTAGAAGCTAAGATTCATTTGTGGGCAAAAACAAACAGCGATATGTACCAAATGCTTGAGTACATTATGGAGCAGTTTCATCCACACATGAGAATCTCTACAGATATAAATGTGTACACTCACGCCTTTATTGAAAGTGTATCTGATTTGGATCAAGTTGATCTGGGGGATAGAGAGGATAGACTGCTGAGGAAAACAATCAACCTTAGAATTGAAGGATATATTCCCTCTCCCAAATACCTTCTTCAAAGTAATGGGGAGATCGAGCAGTTCAACTACCAAGTTGTATTTATTGACGATGCCTCTGAAGAGATCCTCTACAAAGACGGCATTATTAGCGGACCCGGAGAGACTGTTGAGCTTTTAGGTCCGGGCGGAGCGTATCTGGTGGGTCCGGGCGGAGCGTACCTACTCGGTCCTTTCCAATAAGGGACCGAAATCTTCTGGTTTTTGATGCTGCCAAAGCCTAAATAATAAAGAAATGAAGACTGTAACCGTACAGAACTGCTCAAGACAGGGCTTGGAGATCATTCTCAAGTCCGCAGGAGAGTTTTCTCACAAGTGGCTCTCCCCGAAGGAGCGCATTATAGTCCCAGAGAATGCTCTCACAGATACCTTGCTTGAACTCAAGAGACGCCGCCTAGTTGAAATCTTCTAATCATGCCAAACTTCACCTCACCAGGAGTCTACACTTTTGAAAACGATACTTCGTTTTATAGCCCGTCTATCAACCCAACAGTTGTAGGCATTGCTGGTTTTGCCGCAAGGGGTCCGCTAAACGACGCAACCCTAATTACTTCACCCGCACAACTACTAAGAACTTTTGGCAATCCAGATCAAGTCACTGGCGGTCAAGGTCTTGAAGGTGCGCTTGAGATTCTAGAGCAAAGCAATCAGCTATATTATGTTCGCGTAGCGACTGACCAAGTAGCCGAAGCACGGGAAGATATTCCAATCGGTATGTGTCCTAACGCTATCGTAGATTTCAATAAACTAGATAAGGACACCGCATATCGAGTAGACTTCAATGTACTGGACTGGGAAGGCAACACAATCGGCCAGAACCCAACCCCTGTATACATTTATCGTGAGCGTCCCGGTGTAACTGGTGCTATCCCTGCCGCAAACTTTACCGACACCAGCCTCTCCGCTCAGGCATGGGCTGATATCCTAACAAAGGCAGTCGATTCAGCCTACGGCGGCATTGATGGTGGATTGGGTGCTTACGCAGATGGTACTTCAGGTTGGGTAGTAGGCAGGGACGCTGGAAATCTTGCTAGACTCCAAGTTGTCAAGTCTTACATTTCCTCTGCAACAACCGCTGGCGACTCCCTTGATTTCGACGGCGCATCAGTTTCCGCCACTCCTTGGAATGTTGGCGACTTTGAGTGGACCCAGCTTCTAGATAATACATCTCTAAGCGGATCAAACTTCACCATTACCTTCTCCGGCGCACAAACAAAGCTCAGTGACGCCAACTTTGTGGGTAATCTTGACAATAATTATTGGACCGCGTCTGGCTATTCAAACTCAGTAACTTTCGTACCCTCTAGTACCCTAGGTGGATATAGAGTAAACTCTCAGTATGCTGGTAAGGGGTACAACTATCTAAGCACTACTAACGATGTGGGTGTTCCTGTCAAGCAAGGCTTGAGAGTTCTTGTTAGAGGTGGTCACGAAGGCAGAAACTACCTGACCGTAGAAAGCGACGGCGCACTCAAGGAAGAGTTCCTCACTCGTTTCTACGAAGCGTCTACTGCTGGAGAATCTCTCTGGCCCGAAGATGTTATCAACCTTGGTACAGACAATGTAACCTCCCAATATATCAAAGCATCCTTCAAAGTTGTTAGTGGTGCTGCGTCTGAAGATTGGGATGGGAACCTGTCCGCCGTAGTCTCTGCTCCGGCGATTGCCACTACACCACCAACTGATTGGACGCAAGCAAACACCAACCAAGCTACCTATGTAAACCGCACAGGAGCAGTCACCACTGCTGGTGGAGATAGAACTTACAAGTTCCTCAAGCTCGCTGGAGGTAACTACTCACTAGCTTATGGTAAGAACGGTGACGCATCCGACTTTGGTGGAGACCTAACTGGAGACGATATCAAGACAGCCTTCATCGGCAGCCCCGGCTCCAATACTGGATTCTACGCCTTTGATCTTGAGGATGTTCCTGTTACCCTAGTAGGTTGCCCTGGCATCTCTACTGAGGCGATTCAAAACTCTCTCGTTACTCTAGCTGAAACAACCCAGAAGTTCCTGGCTGTGCTTGCACCGCCACTTGGCTTCACTACAGCACAACAAGCGATTGAGTGGACTAACGGTAACGCAACTGGTCGTAGCTCATCCCTGAACAGTAGCTACGCAGCAGTATACTGGCCCTGGGTCAAAGTGTTCAACGCTTTCACTGGAAGCGATGAGTTCTACGATCCTGCTATCTTTGCCATTCGTCAAATGTGCCTAACTGATCGTGTCGCAGAATCATGGTTCGCTCCCGCTGGTCTGCTTCGTGGTCGCCTCACCAAGCCAACCGATGTTGAGGTCAAACTCACTCAAGGTGGTCGTGACGCACTTTACGGCGGCGGCAATGTTGTCAACCCAATCGTCAAGTTCAACACTGACGGCATCGCAATCTACGGTCAGCGCACTACCCAGCGAGTAGCATCAGCCTTGGATCGCATCAATGTTCGTCGCTTGATGATCTATCTCCGCAGACTCATCCTAGAAGGTACTCGTCCGTTCGTCTTTGAACCAAACGATCCGATCCTTTGGGAACAGGTTCGTGAGACCCTCAACCCTGCTCTCGCAGACATTCAAGCTCGCCGTGGCATTACCTCTTACAAGGTAATCTGTGACGAGTCCACTAACACCCCTCTCCGCATTGATCGCAATGAACTCTGGTGTACCGTTCAAATCAAGCCCACTAAGGCTGCTGAAGTCCTAGTCTTTGAGTTGAATGTCACAAACCAGCAAGCAAGCATCTAACCCCTATATAAGATAAGATGGCAGACGGCAGTTACTATGTAGAACGCGCAGTAGACCTCACCACTGGAGGTCACACGCTGAGTCACGAGTTGGATTCGTTCCGCTCATATAGCTGGGAAATTCACATTCCCAAGTTCCCCGGTCTATTCTCAAACATCCCCGGTCTAGACAACCAAGAGAGGCTCACCCTAGCCTGTAAGCAAATTACTCAACCTGGATTTACCGTAGAAGATATCGAAGTCCACCGTGTCAACGAGAAGTTCTTCTATCCCGGTAAGCCAAGCCCAGAGGAAATCACTCTTACCTTCGATAACCTTATCAAGGGTGATGTTGCTAAGGCTCTCTTCACTTGGATGAGAACTGTATACGATCCAGTTTACGGTGTTCACTATGGCGGTCTAGGCGGCTCAATCTCACCAGACGGCTCACCGCTAAATGATACGGTCACTTTCAAGCGTCCAATCACCATTTACCAGCTAGACGCTCACCGCAACCCTCGCTCGCACATCAATCTCTACGGTGCATATCCAAAAGGCTTCAAGCTAGGTGAATTCAACTACGAATCAAACACCTTCCACACCATCGAGATGACCCTGCGCTACGACTTCCTCGTACACTACTCAGATGAGGAGGATCTCGTCCCAGCAGAGCTAGATCCAACTATTCTAGCATAACTAAATATCAAATATATTTACGGCCTAGCTCTAAATATCTTAGAGCTAGGCTTATTTTATTATGAACGCGGACCTCCTTACCGAAGCAATCTTGACAGCGTATGTTGCCCTTACAGAAGAGGTCAACCCCAAGACAGCAAACCGCTTCGTCAGATTCTTCAAGGATAGAAACACAGGTCAATGGTACGACCTGAACTCCATGAAATATGAGTCTATCCCCGTAGGAGGGGAGCCAAGACCCGGACAGCCCGTAAAAACTGAATCAGGCTCCGTCAAAATGATAGACGCAAACGGGGATCAGCAGGCTCTAGGCGCACAAAAATACCCTGAGTATTATAACTATTTCCTACAACAAGCTCAGTCTGGCGCAGAATCAGGAGAGAAAAGAGAAGATGGCACGGAAGCATTTCCCGAAACCGATCTGGCTAACGAACCTCTCGACTCAGAGGCTACTGCTGCTGCTCAAGAGTCGCTACGAGCCACAGAAGCGGAGATCCGCACACAGAAGCTAGAGGATCGCCTAGGACGCACCATAAACGCCGCTGAGAAGCGTATGGTGAAGCAGCTATACGGAACAGGATACGCTCACTTGAGGCTGTACAAGGGCATCTGGAGTCGCTGGCAAGAGCGCACCGGGGCTGAAGCTCCAACCACTACTGATGCGCTAGATTTTGCTGATGAAGTTGTAACAGCCTACGAGGATCTGTTCAAACTCAATCAAGAAATCTTGCATGGCACAAAGAAGCTCAAAGACCTATCTCCGTCAGATAGGGAACTTCTACAAGCGTTCACCTTCCGAAAAGGAGAACTCTATTACAGAGGCAGAACCCCGGAGAGCTTTGCAGGAGAGGTTGCTGGCGAACTCATAGCTGATGACTCCACCTCACGACAGGCTAGGTTTGGGCTGCGGATTACCACGGAGTCCAACACGGCTCTTGAGGCTCTAGATCAGCTTAGAAACCTAAAGGATGAGGAAGGGAAATACCTTCTCCCTAAGTCTTCCGATGAGTCTATTGCCAAAGCGAAAGACTCCGCATTTCGCGCTCAGTCTGGTCTTGTATTTGAGCATACCTTGGAGTTCCTCAATACCCTACAAACAAAAGGCATGAGCGCGGCTCCCAAAGCTCTGGAAAAGCTAATCAAGAAGGTTCCCAAGCTACAGGATATGGCGATTGCAGCAGAAGAGAATCGTGCCGCCCCTTTA